GTTGCTGCTAGAGCGTAGAAGATTTGTTCCCACCCAAAAGGCATAAGAACCAATACCCCACCCGTAGCTGATATAAGAGCAACTAAGCCACGCCATCTTCCAATGCTTGTTAATAATTCTTCTATGGCCGTTAAGAGGCAGGCTGTAGCTAGCGCAGCAATAAAAACTACGGTCATAGTTTTAACCTACTCTCTAAATATAACCCTGTCAACTCCAAAGACTATGCCAGGGTTTGGGACATCGGGGACACACTCTACCTCAACTCTAGCGTAAGAGACTCCGGTGTTAATAAAGGTTACTCTACCACTCACAGTAGTTTGAGGTATGTCTGCACCGGCTTTGCCAAAAGAGAAGGTGGTATCTGTAACTGCCGTGATTACGTAGGAACCAGAGCTAGTTAAAAATACGTTATTAGCTGGAGAGCTAAAGGCTACGCTTATATCTTCTCCAACTTGGAATCCGTGGTTTACTGGAGTGGTTACAGTTATTACGTTGCTCACTCTTATAGCTGAAGATATGCCGATAGTTCTTGATCCAGGACTTACTACATCCAGATAAGACCATCGATCAGTGCGCCCTATATACAGGCTTGATTTTCTTTCTCTTATAAATCCTTGAGAGCTATTATAAAACTTAACCTTTAGGGTGTACGTTCCGTAAGCATCTACGTTATCTGGAAGGATAGCTACCGATGCGTAATAACCCGTAGCAATACCTATAGGTACAAACTCTGAGATGAGTCCAAAATTACCTGAGGTGCTTGCAATAGCATGGGCGTGTGCAGCACCGTGGGTAAGTATTTCATCAAATATAGTTCCTCGAGATATGAGTCTTCTAAGGCTGGAGTTTACTCCAGACCAACCAGCAAGGTTATTTTCAAAAGACGGAGAAGTTAATAAGGTAGTAGTTAGTTCGTTATACCCTACGTCAGATCTTGTTGTTCCAATTTTCCAAGTACTTCCTAGCGGCACAACTACACCTAGGGTGTCATTTAATCTGTCTTTTTTTATGTCATAGCGTGCAGCGTACGTGCTTACTCCACTACCTATCATGCTAGAAAAGGCATAGTAAACGTTATCAGTTGGAGAAGAAGGATTGGCAATAGTTCTAGTATTAGAATCAAATACGTTTACAAATGGGGTAGCTATGCGACCAAACTCTGCCTGCACCCCAGTTACATAAAACGTCTTACTTCCAGATCCAGCATTTACTAATGATATATTTAGTGTGAATGAGGTCTCCCCGACAGCTAATACACGGTTAGTGGATATACGAATCCATTCATTTTTATTGTCTTCATTAACTATAAACTGTGATTCGGTTTGATTTGTAGTACTTATTCGGTATGTACCTGCCACATTTCTTACATAGGCAGAAACTACTACGTCTTCTCCACCGACAGCTGCTCCATATGGGAGCGTAACTACTGTAGAAATAGACCCACCGCCAGTAGCTACTGCTTGGCCATATCTATTTCCAAACGGAGGAGTAACAGTTGTTTGAGTTGTAAGCACAGTTCCACTTGCAGCGGTCCACTTTGCCAATGTTGATGCTTCAAACGTTGGGTTAGAAACAAAATTAAGTTGAGGTCTTTTTTCCCAGTAACATTCATTGGTATCAAAGAAGATATTTACATTTGGATTCTCTGGGTAGATACCTCCATCCCCCTGGAAAAAATCAACTGGGTCAGAGGTTTTAGTGAGCATTGCTGCGTCTACATATAGCTCATCCCCCGCAGAGGCATCGTTTATAAATAGGGAAACTTTTGCTAGAGGACTTCCAGAATACTTTGATTCTACTGGAGCAGCTGCAGTTACATGTATTCTTGCCGCAGTGTCATCAGTAACTATGGGATCAGAATCAACATAGTACGGAATAGGATCGTAATAACGTCCAAAGTTATCGGACAAAACCCTAGTCTGATCTTCCTCTGTTTGCTTTGTAGAAAACTCAATTCTTGCTCTAATATTTTTAGATTCAGGAGAACTTACATAGGCACTGAAAGTATATGTCGCAGATCCGTCTACAGGTATCCAGTCTGAAATAAAAGCCATTCTGTCATCAGTCAAAGTAGTAAGTTTTGCCACAGTGTTGCCGTATACAACACTAGGTTCAGGTACATGCAAGTCTTGTACTAACGTTGCGTTAAATGCACTCCACCCGCTTACTCCTGTTTCAAATGATGGGTTAGGTATTAGATTCTGCAAATTTCCCTTAGGACGAATCTGTATCAATCTAGGGTCTTGGTACTCATATGACGGTATGTTTTTAGACACATAGAAAGTTTCTGAATAAGCTTCACAGAATTGGAATAGATCGAATAAGAAATGGGTTTGAGTATTGCTTGGAGTAAGCACTAGCTCAACACCGGCATAGGCTGCGGTGCTTGGAGACAACACTCCGTTTCTCCCTAGATTTGACGGAGAGGAGAACTCTAAATCACTTTGAGTTAGGTTAATAGTAGAACCATACGCAGTGCTAGATATTAAAACTCCCGAACTGTTATACCAATTGATACGAGCTTTTATTGTGCCAAGCTTGTTAGTTAAGCACTTAGCCATTCCAAAAAATAAATACCGTGTATTTGCTTTTACTGGTATTCCGTATAAAACTTTATCCGCAGTGGGAGCCGGTAAAGACAGTGTTACAGCCGTATTGCTATGACCACTAAGACTTCCAAATCCCAACATCCGTGGAGGATAGTCCGGGTCAGTCACCAATGCAGTAACTGGGGGTGTTACGGTATACCCTAGTTCAGCTAAAGAAGTTGCATATAAGTGTTGATCTAATAGGCCAGAGGATGCGCTCCAGCGTCCTGTGGATTCCTCAAAAGAAGAATCGTTATAGTCTAAAAGTAGATTTTCTCCAACAACAATATCTGTATCCCAATGTGTTAAGGCAACGGAGTATGCTTCTAATCCTCTTGTTGTGCCTTTATTGGCATTAATTAAGTATCCGCCTTTAAATAAAGACCTATGATATACATCGCCTAAAGAAGGCTCAAATGAAAATCCTAGATCTTCTACTTTATTTTTTAAAAGACTTACAGGAGTTTCAGCCGGATTAGCTGAATTTTCTAGTATTACTGCACTGCCCCTAAGTTTGTCGTATGCAAAGCTATAGGAATTAACAAGCATAGTTAGGGTGTTTGTTGCTTCTGCCTCACCAATACCATCGCCTACACCATCGTCATAGTTTAACCATGCGGCTGGTAGCCATCTTGTAAATAGGTCTGCAGTATTTGTTTGAGAAACTACTACGGCAGTAGTAGAGCCGCAGTTAATCCAATCTCTACCATTAAATACCCAAAGAATATAAGTTACTTCTTTAGTTTCATTAAAGTATGAGCTTACATCAGTATCAGTAAATTGTAATCTAAAATCCGCTATTTCATCAGAATCTAAAGTAGTTCCGCTATATGGGGTGTCTGGTGCACCAACAAAGCTTCTAACTAATTTCCAATGAGTTGGGGTGTAAGGAGCATCTGAAGGATCAACTAATACTCTATTCCACTTAACATACACTGCCCCATAATTAAATGACCAAGCAGTTATATTAGAATTATAGTAGAGTCTATTACCCTCTATCTCTCCATAGAGTGGTATACCGTATTGAGTAAATGCATAGCGGGCCATGTATGTGCCTTATTACATCCCCGCCAACATGAATACGCTAAAAGGATTAGCCTGTCTTGCAGTAGTGTTTGATGTTACCGCAGAGTTTAAAGTGTTGTAATCAGTGCTGCCCACATATAGTACGTTTGCAGTTCCAACTTTAGGCACGCCATTGTAGTCAATATTAAATCCTAAAGCATTAGCGGAGCTTCTTGTTTCAAAAGTGTTGCTGGTTCCGGAAACTGTTTTTATTACTAGACCGACAGTTCCTGCATCTGGGGAAATATTATCACCAGTCTTTTTTACGTATGGGGCTGTAGTAGTTCCATTTACGATTGCAGCCTCTATGTTCCTCAAACGGTCAGATAGGCTTGGCCAGGTAGAGGTTGTTGTAAAGGTTCCAGTGTAGACGGCATTTACTAGTGTGGTTCCTAGGGTTGCCTGTACAGCTCTTAGTTCGTCTTGAAGTAGGTTTACGTGATCGGCAAATACCGTATCGACTAAGTCTACTTTGTCTGAAAAGGATCTAATAGATCCTGGAAATTGTGCGGCCATTTTCCTACCTATCTACTCTCAAAGATTTTCCAATAAGAACTTACATCTGTCATGACAAACCTCCTGATACGTTAATAATCAGGTTTGCTGTAGGCAAAGTGGCTATCTGATTATCAGGAATTTGAATACCTGTTACTGGTGCGCTAGCAGAGTTGTCTGTATTTAACTTGTTGACTATTACAGACTCCACACCAGGTATTGATTGGGCAGTAGATATTACGCTTGAAT